TTAGGAGCCAATGCCGCTTTAACAGCTTCTTCAAATGTTGTCCAAGTTGAAGGATCGTTAACATTTGCCATTTGTCCATTGATTTGATATGGCACCTTGGTCGGCTTCTTAGCTCCTATATCCTCTAATCGCCAAACCAACCATTGGCGCAAAGAACGCAATTCGAGCGGGATATTATTGAATGACATTGCGCGCCTAAGCGTGGAGCAGATTAAGCGTGGAGCAGATTAAGCGTGGCAGCGTGTAATTAAATATTCGTATAACGTTTCAAGATATTTATGAGATGGATTATCTATCTTACCACGATGAAACATTGATAACCAACCTTCCGGCAATCCAGTATCCTTCGAAATCTGCCGAAGGGTTAATTTCACAGAACGATTTTGTAATAGCTCTAAGGCTTTCTGGCGTGTATTTGTGGGCATTTGTTCTACCTCTTGTATAGCGAGCGTGATAGCATTTACGGCTCCGCTCGCTACCGAATATGCCCCGCCGTCCTTGCGTCATGCTATCCCATCGGTTCCCTCCTGCCATGCTCGAAAGACTTTGACAAGCAAAATTTACCATTGACAAGCCGATTTGCGTGGAGTAGGGTTATTGTTATCAAAATTGGAGAACGTGTATAAATGAACTGGTCAAATAGTTGGGCTTCGCAGCAAGAAACAACTACTATCCAATATCTTGCAAATCCTCTCGACGCACTTTCTCAAGACGAATTAATCGTTAAGCATATTGCTTTAAAGCGAGCGGTAGAAGAAGCTAAAAACGCTGAAATGGAATTGCGCAAGTACATTGTCAATCGTGCATTTCCAGAAAAGCACGAAGGTACCAATACGCTCGAATTAGGTAACGGTTATAGTTTGAAAGCTGGCGTTAAATTCAATTACAAGCTTGCTGATAACGATACAGTTGAAAAGACCCTTGACGCTATTTCAGCTATCGGCAACGAAGGACCGTTTATAGCAGAGCGATTAGTGTCCTGGACACCTAACTTTCTACTTACAGAATATCGCAAGCTGCAAGAAGAAGCGTCGACTAATGCAACAGCTAAAGCGATATTGGATAAGTGTACCGATATGTTGACTATTACTGATGCTGCGCCGACATTGGAATTACGCGAGCCGAAGGTGAAGAAATGACTTGGATGCAATTCAGACTAATAGCAACTGGTATGTATATTATTATGAAGTGTGTTTCTGCTAAAACAAAAGAAGATAGAAAAGCTATTGACAATTGGTGTCGCGAAGTTAAAAAAGAAACTGAGGTAGAATTGTGAACCAAGCTTCGCTTAGACCAGCACGCGACTTTGCCGTAAATTTCGGCTGCAAAGCTGTAATTTATGGTCCGGCTGGCTCCGGCAAAACACCTATTATCAATACCGCTCCACGTCCTGTTATGCTTGCTTGTGAACCTGGAATGTTATCAATGCGTGGCTCAAGTGTACCAACTTGGCAAGCACAAACACCAGAACAAATAAATGATTTTTTTAAATGGTTCTTTGGATCAGATGAAACAAAAAACTTCGATACGCTTGCAATCGATAGCACTTCACATATGGCTGAAATTTATCTGCAAGCCGCTCTTAAAACTAACAAGCACGGTCTTGCTGCATACGGCGAAATGGCTACAGAAACACTCAAACATTTAAATACGCTTTATTATACTCGTTATAAACATACCTATCTTATAGCCAAGCAAGAAATTATCAGCGAAAATGGATTAACGATCAAACGTCCCTATTATCCAGGCCGTCAATTACCTGTAGAGCTACCGCATAAATTTGATCAAATTTTGCAGCTTGACATACAAAATGTACCGGGTGTAGGGCAGGTTAAATCGTTTCGTTGTCAAGGATCAATCGACGTGCTAGCAAGAGATCGAACCGGAATGCTAGCAGAGTTTGAACCACCTAACTTCGATTTGCTTGTGAAGAAAGCAATGAGTTAAAACATGCCGCCTAAAGAACCAATACACAAGCTTACCGTTAGTGCAGCAGCATATAACGAAATAGCGTCCGCACTCGAAAAAGAAGGCTTGAAATTAGGTGTAAATGTAGGCACACTTGTACTTGAACGCGGAACCGAATTAGTGCAACCTATTGATTACCGTCTAGCCACGATAAGAAAAGATGCTGGATTGATTGCAGCAAGAGCTTATGGACCGATAGAAATATCTTTTGTTGACTTTATGGATAGCATCTATCAATATATTATAAATGGTCCTAAACAAAAGGAATGGAAATAATGGTCGATAATCAACATAAACAAATCAAAGGCTATCGCGATCTTACCGAAACTGAAATAGCTTTGATGAATGAATGTAAGCAAAAAGCTATTGAATGTGGGCAGCTTTGTGAGAAACTAATGATTACAATTGGTACTGATCCGCGATGGGTCGCTATCGGTAAGACTAATCTACAACAGGGTTTTATGGCAATTATTCGTGCAATTGCTAGGCCCGAAACATTCTAACAATAGGAGCACTAAACATGGCTAATCCCGGAAGTTTTGATGCACGTCAACATCAACCTAAACAGTTAAGTTCTATAACTCATCCTATTGGAAAGTTCCCTTTCCAAATCTCAAATACAATTTGTAAGCCAGTAAAAGATAACGACAAAGCTTGGTTTCTTGAAGTTGAATTTACTAGTCCTGTCGGTATAGCTTTTATGAGATATAATCTTGAAAATCCTAGTCCCCAAGCTGTTGAAATTGCACATGGTCAATTGTCGGCGCTTTGTTATGCAACAGGAGTACTTCATCTCAATTATCAAAATCAAGGTGCTGAATTGAAAGGTGCCTTGGGTATAATGGAAATCGGTTGGCAAAAAGGTAATGAGCCAACTGCTGAAAAGCCTGAAGGTGGCTATACCGAAGTTAAACGGGTATACGACAAAAACGGCAATGAACCGGGTAAGGCCCCTGCTGCCGCTCCGCAAACGACACAAGGCAACGGTGCCGCATGGGGAGGCCAACCACAACAGCAGCCAGCGTCACCGCCTGCGCAGCCGGCATGGAGCGCTACCCAAGCTGCTCCGCAGCAACAGCCTAACCAGCAAGCACCGCAAGGCTGGACGCAAGGCCCGGTACAACCACCGGCTAATCAGCCACCTTGGGCGAATAAATAACATATAAAATTGAACCATTCCGGTCATACTATATTCGGATGGTTGCACGAATATAGTTAACTTAGCCGATAGTTTGTCCCACGCAAGCTATCGGCTTTTTCGGTTCAACTATGCCCATAAACACATTCAAACCTGATACCGATGGCTTCCTATCGCCAGAACAGCGCAAGGCGATAGCAAAGCAATTATTAAACGATATTGATGTATTTTGCATAAAGGAATTTACCGACGAACATCGTAATCATTTAGGTGCTTCAATTATAGGTAAGGAATGTGCTAGGGAAATCTGGTATGATTTCCGCTGGGTTAAATATCAAGTTTTTGAAGCTCGAATGCTGCGCCTGTTCAATCGCGGTAAGATGGAAGAAGAATTATTTATTAAATGGCTTCGCGGCATTGGCTGCCAAGTATGGGAAGTTGATCCTACAACAAATAAGCAATTTCAAATATGGGGAGTTAATGGACATTATGGTGGATCGGCCGATAGTGTGGGCATATTACCATATTTGCCAGATTTTCCGATCTTGATGGAATTCAAGACGCACAATACAAAATCGTTTATTAATCTTGCTAACAAAGGATTGATCTTATCAAAACCGCAGCATTACTCTCAAATGTGCAGCTATGGTAAGCATTATAATTTTCGCTACGGACTGTACATTGCAGTTAATAAAAACGACGATGACCTGTATCCTGAACTAGTGGAATTGGACTGGAAGCGAGCACACGATCTAAGCAATAAAGCACAAGATATCATTGAAAGCCAATTCCCACCGCAACGCATATCTGATAATCCGGCATATTTTACTTGCAAATTTTGTAGCAAATCTGATATATGTCATAATAATGCGCCGGTTGAAATCAATTGCCGCAGTTGTAAATGTTGCGTTCCGGTAGTCAACGCAGAATGGAAATGCACGCGATTTGA